GTCATTATTGGCGGGTACACAGGCTCTGCCGCACCCATCTCTGCTACTGGTAGCAACTACATTGTGCTGTCTGATGGTGGTGGTAATGTCAGGGGTACGTTTGATAGTAGCGGTAATTTTTTGGTGGGGACTACAAGTGCATTGGCAACAACTACGCATAGTTTTGTTGCTAACGGTGCAAGTAGTGGTGCGCCAATGGCATCAAGAAATCAGGGTGCAGCTTCTGGTAAATATTGGACTTTTGGTCCTGATACATCAAACAACTACCGTGTATTTAATAATGGTGGTACTGGTATGTATATGGTGGACGGTGCAACTGCTTGGACAGCAAGTTCTGATGAACGTTTAAAAGATATTATTGAACCGATTACTAATGCGGCAAACAAAGTTTCTCAATTACGAGCAGTAATTGGTAAATTTAAAACAGATGAAGAAGGAACTAGACGTTCTTTTTTAATTGCTCAAGATGTACAAGCGGTTTTACCTGAAGCTGTAAGCATTACGCCAAGAAAAGAAAATGATGACACGGATTATTTGGGTGTTTCATACACAGATGTCATTCCACTTCTTGTAGCTGCTATAAAAGAACAACAAGCCCTCATCACAGCCCTGACAGCACGAATCACAGCACTTGAATCCACTTAACCAAGGAGATTAAAAATGGAAATTGAAATCACAGCAGAACAAATTGCACAGCACTACTCTGCCGCAATGGACAGCGTAAACCTCATCAACGCAGGTCAGCCAGAAGGCATGTCTGATGCTGATTGGGCAGATTGCTTGTCACGCAACAAAGAGCATTTGAAGCTCATGTTGGAAAAAGATTACTGGACAACAGAGAATCTGACTCCACTGCGTACAGCATCGGCATAAGGGGTGTTCACCGCTGCCCCATCTCAGCGGTGCTTTGGAGAAAACCATGAACGACAAAAAAATTGAACTGACCTTGGGTCTGGTGAATGCTGTTATGCAGTATCTGGGTACACGCCCTTATGCTGAAGTTGCAGACATGATTCAAGCCATTCGGGAGCAAGCCATCCCCCAAGTGCCAATGCCTGAAACTAAAGCTGAAGAAGCTGCGGAGTAGTCATTGATCCCATCAGTCTTCTTTTCGCCGCCAACGCCTGTGTCGCTGCTATCAAGCAGGGATGCAAGCTATACAAAGATGCCAAAACGTCTTTTGTGGAGGTCAAGAAGACTGTTGATGAGATTGTCTCTGATGCAAAGCAGGTTCGCAGTTTTTGGCAAAAGCTCTTCGGAACAGACCCCGAACCAGCCAGCCCCAAGCCTGTGGCGAAAAAGAGGGAGAAGTTCGTTGCCGTTGACGAAACCCAAGTCATGGCAGACATCGTTAGCCAGCTTACAAAGCTATTCAGGCTTGAAGAGCAACTAGCAACGCACATCCGGGAGGAAGAAGAAAAGTCCAGAAACGTCTATGACCCAGATGCCAACTTGATGGAATCTGCATTGCAAAGAGTGATGGCGCAGCAGCAGATGGCAGAACTGATAGTGACGGTCAGGGAAACGATGGTGTACCAATCCCCGCCTGAGATGGGAGCGTTGTACAGCAAAGTCTTTGAGATGCGGGAAACCATTGGTCAGGAGCAGGAGCAGGCAAGACTGAAACAGGAAGCACAGCAGAGGTACAAGCAATGGCAACGGCAGGAGGCAAAAAGAAACTTCCAAGCAAAGTCGGTGTATCTAGTAGTAACAGTTATCTTCCTCCTTTACCTCTGGTTGTGGCTCCTCCTGTTAAGTCGCTGGGAGAAGACGTAGTGGGCTGGGTTGCTGCTTTGATTCTGGTCGGGCTGATGTTGCCACTGCTGGGTATGTTGTATCTGGACATTCTAGAAGCCAAGCACGAAGTTAAGGCGCAGGTAGAGAAGGTAGAAAAACTCAGGCGTGAAATTGAACAGAAAGAACGGAATAAATAATGTTACCAATACTTGCATCATTACTAGGTAGCTTGGCCCAAAACGGGCTTGGCTTGCTGTCCTCTGCTATACAGGCCAAAGGTAAGGAAGTCGTTGAAAACACGCTTGGCGTAAAGATTCCTGACAACCCAACCGCAGAAGATGTCAGCAAGCTGCGCCAGCTTCAGTTTGACCACGAAGAAAAGCTCCTTGAACTAGGCATTGAAAAGGCCAAGCTGGAATTGGCTGAGATGGAAATGTTTGCCAAAGCTGCCCAAAGTGATGCCGACAATATTACGGATCGTTGGGAAGCAGATATGTCATCTGACTCTTGGCTGTCCAAGAACATACGCCCCATGAGCCTCATAGCGATCTTTCTGGGCTACTTCTTGTTTGCCATGATGTCGGCCTTTGGTTTAAACGCAAATGAGTCCTACGTTTCCTTGCTCGGTCAGTGGGGGATGCTGATAATGGGTGCTTACTTTGGCGGCAGAACCATTGAGAAACTAGCCGAAATGAAGGGTAGAAAATGAAAGCGAAGTTGACTTTCCTTGTGACCTTAATGGTCAGCTTTACCCTGTGCATTGTTGTTGTTGGCATGGTTGGCGTTCTGATGGCTGGATTGTTTGACGAAAAGGTTGACAACGCCGAAATCTTCAAACTTATATCACCAGCGTTTCAGACTATCGTTGGTGGCTTTATTGGCTTACTGGCTGGCGTAAAACTGTCGCACGGCGAAACAGACGGAGAACAAAAATGAGTTTATCTGACGAACAAGCCGCATTCCTACTGGATGCCTGCAAACTCATTACCTACGCCACGGAACAAGGTTTCAAAGTTACTGGCGGCGAGCTTTCCCGCACACCTGAGCAGCAAGCCATCTATGTCAAAACAGGTAGATCAAAAACCATGAAATCCATCCACTTGAAGCGGTGCGCCATAGACTTGAATTTCTTTAGGGATGGGAAGATAATCTGGGACAAGGCAACCATTGCTCCGTTAGGCGCATACTGGGAGTCATTGAACATCAAAAACCGCTGGGGTGGAAACTTTTCCAATCTTGTGGATTGCCCTCACTTTGAACGCAACGTGGGTTAAAAATGCCATTAAAAAAACTCGCTCTTCGTCCTGGTGTTAATAGGGAAAACACCCGTTATACCAATGAGAACGGGTGGTATGAGTCCGAGAAGGTTCGGTTCCGCCAAGGTACGCCAGAGAAGATTGGCGGTTGGCAGCGGTTTAGCTCATCCACCTTTGTGGGAGTTTGTCGGTCCTTATGGAATTGGGTGACGCTGAATTATCAAAACCTGATTGGTGTGGGTACCAACCTCAAGTTTTACATTGAAAACGGCGGCGTCTATAACGACATCACCCCGTTGAGGGTTACAAATGCATTGGGTGCAAGTCCATTTTCCACTCAAATCAACTCTACCACTGTTACAGTCACTGACGCTGCTGGTGGATTTTTGACAGGTGATTTTGTTACATTTTCTAATGCCACCACTGTTGCTGGACTTGATCTAAATGGCGAGTATCAGTTAACACTTGTCAGCTCAACCACCTACACAATAACCGCGTCTAGTCAGGCAAGTGCAACAACAACAGGCGGAGGATCTGGCGTTTTAGCCGCATATCAAATTAACGTAGGCGCTGAGTATGCCGTACCTTTGTCTGGCTGGGGCGCAGGCGCTTGGGGTTCTGGTACTTGGGGTATAGGCACAACAACGGCCAATCCATTGCGACTGTGGACCCAATACAACTTTGGCGAAGATTTAATATTTGGCTACCAAGGTGGGCCTATCTATTATTGGAATGCCACATATGGCGTGGTGCCCAGCACAATGACTGTAACAATAGCCAGTCCGGGTGTTCTTACCTTGGGCATAAACCCAACCAACGGTGATGCGGTTGTCTTCCAAACCACTGGCACTTTACCAACTGGAATTACTGCTGGTACGGTTTATTACGTTATCAACGCCAGCGGAACAACCTGCAACATCTCAGCTACATATGGTGGTGTTGCTATCAACACTTCTGTCACGCAGTCTGGTGTTCACAAGCTAACGGTACGCGGTATTCCTTTGACTGGCCTGGGTGGTGCCAACGGGGTTCCTATTATCCAGAACCTGGTGTTTGTTTCAGACGCCAGCCGGTTTGTATTTGCCTTTGGGTGTAATGCCTACGGGTCGACTACGCAAGACCCAATGCAGATTAGGTGGTCAGATCAGGAATCACTGACAGATTGGGCGCCTTCAGCAACAAACCAGGCCGGTGATCTGCGCTTGTCTCACGGCTCAAGAATTGTTACAGCAGCTCAATCAAGGCAAGAGGTTTTAGTTTGGACTGATTCAAGCCTGTACTCCTTGCAATACGTTGGCGCACCATTGGTCTGGTCTTCTCAGTTGGTAGGTGACAACATCTCAATTGCTGGCCAGAATGCGGTAGCTTATGCAAACGGCGTGTCTTACTGGATGGGTGTGGACAAGTTCTACAAGTATGATGGCCGCACTCAAACACTCAACTGTGACCTTAAGAAATTTATTTACGGCGATATTAACCTTTTGCAAAAAGACCAGTTCTTTGCCAGCACCAATGAAGGCTTTAACGAAATTTGGTTCTTCTACTGCTCAAGCGGTTCAAACATGATTGATCGTTATGCTGTGTATAACTACTTTGAGAATCAAGGTAATGGCGCTTGGTATTACGGCACTATGGTTCGCACGGCGTGGCTTGACAGCGGCCTGAGAGACTACCCAGTGGCTGCCACATACAATGGGTCTACTGGCAACCTAGTAAACCATGAATTTGGTGTGGATGACAATGCCACTGGCACCACATTACCAATTGAAGCTTACATTATCTCTGCCGAATTTGACTTGGATGATGGGCATAACTTTTCATTTGTCTGGCGAGTTTTGCCCGACATCACTTTTGCCGGATCAGAAGCGGCATCACCAACAGCAACCATGTACTTACTGCCGATGCAGAACTCGGGTTCTGGATATAACAGTCCAGCGTCAGTTGGCGGCATCAGTAATGCTCCAATTACCCGTACTGCCGTACTGCCAATTGAAGAATTTACCGGCCAGATCAATACTAGGGTGCGTGGGCGACAAATGGCCATGAAGATAGAGTCGACTGCAATTGGCGTCCAGTGGCAGCTTGGCTCTCCGCGACTGGATATTCGCTCTGACGGGAGAAGATGATGACTCTGATTGTTACTACAACATCAGAACTTCAGCGCATTGCCCCGCCTGCATTGCCGCAGGCCGCAGAGGAATACAGCCGCCCTTATCAAGATCAACTAAACAACGTGATTCGCCTGTATTTAAACAGGATTAACACCCTAGTTGGCCAGCTTCAAACGGATGGAACAATATTTCCTGCCCTTACTGTTTACACCGTAGCCACCCTACCAAGTGCCGCCACTTCTGGAGCTGGCGCTAGGTCATTTGTGTCTGATGCTCTAGCTCCGGTGTTTGGATCAACCGTAGTAACTGGCGGCGCGGTAAAAACACCCGTATATTCAGATGGAACAAATTGGAAAGTAGGATGAACTTTATAGAACTCATTAACAAAGTTGGCAGAGTTGCCCGCCCGTCCCACCATCAGTTTGTGCCTATCGAATCCATGGAAGAGCGGTTTGAAGAATCCTGCTTTGACTCCCTGGATATGCTGATGATTGGCATGTACATGGCTGAAATCTATGACATTGACGACGAGATAGCCAAAGAGCTGAACCCTGAGACAGTCCAGGAAATGTATGACTTGGTCCAGCTGCACAAAAAACGCGACCCTGAATCCATGGAGTGGGCGATGGAGCTCATCAAATGATTTACCTCACCGACTACCGAACCGCCTACTCCAGCCATGTTGAGCTGATGGAAGACATTACCTACCCCCAAAGGGTTCACTGGTTTCCAGACACCTATAAGCGGGCATCAACTGGAATGTTTTACCCTCCTCACCGCGTGGCCGAGAAGGTGCTAGACCCGGAGTTGGTGACGCAGCTGCGGGAGAACAAAGTTGGTAGGACTGCATTTATTCTTGCTTCTGGCAATTCCCACTTTGCTGGCATCAACCCTCGAGCCAAAGGCCCAACCCAACTTTCCTACGAATACAAGTTCCTGCCATTCACTTTAACTCAGGTGTATGCTGGCCGGACAGCTCAAGCCCTGGGTGCCACAGACCATATTGTGACCGACGCAACAGCTTGTGCGTCCAGCTTAAAAGCGTTGATGGATGTCCAGACCCTGATAATGATGTATGGGTTTGATCGAGTCATTGTTCTATCTGTAGAAGATGCAGTATCCAATTCGGTGCTGGAGTTCTTTGGCGAGGCTAAGGCATCCCTGACGCTGAAAGATGAGCAGGATGGGGTTTTGCCGTCTGCGTTTGATGAAAAAAACCACGGCTTCTATGTTGGCCAAGGTGCAGTCTTGGCGGTGTTCGACTCTCCTAAAGTTGTCTTTGCCAACAAAAGCAACTACCCGGCTGCATCATTGCGCGGCGCCTATACAGCCAGCGAAGAATGCCCCAATGCCATAGGTCAGCGGGAAGATGGCCAGGGGTTTGCGCGCGCAATTGAAGGTGCCTTGACCGTGGCCAAAGATAGGGCCAGCCGGATAAGACTTGTCAAAACCCATGGAACTGGTACGCTTAGTAACAACAAAGCCGAGAAGGCTGCTTTATTGTCGACGTTAAAAGACTTTGTCGCAACGTCATACAAGGCTAAAATCGGCCATACTATGGGCGCCAGCGGGCTGCTCGAGACATGTTTGCTGCTAGACGACCTCAAACGTGGCGTTGTGCCTAAGATTGAAAACCGCACAACACATGACACTCAATTCTTATCCCATGATGCATCAGACCCTGGTGGTTTGATACTCAGCTTGGCGGCTGGTATGGGCAACGTATATTCGGCAGCACTTCTGTCGTTGGAGATTTGATATGGCGGGAATGGTAGACAGCAAGCAAAAGCAGCTCAACAGCGCAGAAATTGTCCAAATTGCGTTGGAAAACACTCGGTCTAAGATTCCTACACAAGCTGCGTTCACGGGGATTTTGGCTGAACTTAGCCAGCCTAATACCGACGTCAAGATTATGGGAAACACTTTGTTTGTGCTCCATAAGGGTTCTGAGGGCAAAGGTTTTTTTAAAGCATTGAATGCAGATACCGCGCGCAACTTTGTTGAAAGCAGCAGGCAATATGTGGTTTATGCCAAGCAAAAGCAGGGCATGAGTTACTTGGTAACCGAGTTTGAAGACCCTGCAATTGAGACTTTGTTCCATGCCATCTCAAAAAACCCGCCTATGCCAAACATGGCTTTCCAGACTTTTAAATTAAAAAGCGGTGCAACACGCATCGTTTTAAGCTTAGGAGACTGATATGTCAGCAGTAGTAAGTGCTATACCAGATATTGTTGCAATAACCGGAACAATCGTTACCGGGCGTGGCGGTGGTGGTGGCGGCGGCGGTGGTATTTTTGGTGGGTGGAATCCATTTAGAGACGTTGGTGACTTTGTCAGCAAGGAAATTATTCAGCCAGTTGCAAAGACGGTAGAGAAGACTGTACAGGCCGCGCTAGATGATCCAATTGGAACGGCGGCTAAAGTTGCAACGGCTGTATATGCGCCATATTTGTTGCCAGTAACTAATGCAACAGTTGCTTTAGCTCATGGCGCCTCAATGGAGGATGCTCTGAAAACCGCCGCCATAACCTATGTTGCACAGGGTGTTGCAGAAGGTGTTGGTGATTATGTCAAGCCCGAAATGGCCAGTACATTTTCTGAGAGCCCTGCATTGGCCAGTGCAGCAACAAGTGCAACTGCCAATGTGGCGGCGGCTGTAGCTACTGGCCAAGACCCGACACAGGCTTTGGTGTCTAGCGCCTCTATGTCTACGGCTGGCGCTATTGCCAGGCAAATCCCTGGGTTCGATGACCTATCCAAGACTCAGAAGAACGCTGCCGTTTCCGCAATCTCTGCAACTTTGCAAGGCAAGGACGCTTCACAAGCAGTTATCAATCAAGCAATTGCTGATGGTATTGACGCGGCCAATAAATCGCTTAAATCAGATGGCCCAACTTATGAAGAAATTCTAAGAGACTACCCTAATCTTGATACAGAGACTCTTCCCGATACGCCAGCAACAACTACAGACGAATTAAACAACCAACTGTTCCCAACTGACACCGGGGCGGAAAGTACACCAATTTCAACATTTGGAACAAGTGTGGTTCAGGATGTTTTGGCTCCCACCACAAGCGATACAACTCCAACATTGCCAACTCCAGAAACTCCG